CTAGAAGTATCTGGCATTTTCTTAATACTTACGAGGAATTCGGTAAGTTAGCTGGTGGGGAGTACAATTGTGCTCTTCTTTTTGCTAACAAAGAAATCCAAGTAGGTAGTGTTGATCTCGCAAATCATTATGATGTGCGGTGTGAGAATCATTCCGATGTGGTATCTACTTTGCGTGGTGATGGATATGAAACTGTTGCTGGTGATTGTGGGACTCCGTATTGTATACGATCGTCTCACATGAAGCCAATAATTGGTTTTCATTCAACAATCAACAAGGTTAACTACTTTGGTGGTTCCCATTCCATTTGTACGGGTGTGACGCCTATTATCTATGAGATAGTAATGCAGCTCAAACGTGCATTGGATGGAATTACCAATGTGGCAGTGCATACTGAAATCGAGCCGATGGACTTGGCAGTGACAGAAGCTACTTGTTCTTATTGGACAGAAGGTAGCATGTCACTTCTTGGTCAAGCGACTATGAGGGATGTAGCACTACAGAAATTCTCACCTGCTCATACGAGTTTCCAAAAGTCACCCATTCAACATGATGAGTGGCTGGACGATTTCGTACCGGCAGTTAAGAAACCTGTAACCTATGAGGTTGATGGAGAGATGGTTAAAGTCCATCCTCTCTACACCAACGCGCAAAAGTATGGTGGAGTGGCACGTTGTGTACCACCAGCGAGATACCAAGCGAAGGCTGTACAGCACATGTCCCGTAAAATAGGACATTGTGTAGGGTACAGACGTCTCACGTGGGATGAGGCGATTAATGGCTTTGATGCTATGACACCACTTGTGATGTCTACAGCATGTGGCTATTGGTCAAATCATGTGGATGGTAAGAAATCTTACTTCTTTGACGAGGATGTTCAGCAGATGTCTGTTGATGGAGTCATGGGTGTAAAAACTTACCATTTTAGTGAGGCTGCGAAGACAGTGAAGCATAAGTGCATTGGCCGCACGTTTGTGGAATATTTGAATGATTTGGATGCTCAAGTACAAAAAGGAACAATTGAGCTTGTCCCCTGGGTTTCAACTCTTAAAGACGAACTTAGACCATCAGCGAAAGCAAAGGTGGGTAAGACTCGTGTTTTTGAGCAACCTGGGTTGGAGATGACTCTTTTGGTACGTAAGTACTTTGGTCACTTTATCAATCATTATAAGAAGCATACCGGATTCGATTTCTATCATGGAATCGGGTCCGACCGTGAGGCCGTGTGGGGTCATTTCTACAAAGAAATGGCTACTTGGGATAGTGTAGGTTTCGACCTAGACTACTCAAATTATG